GCGGCGCATGAACCGCGTAACTGAGATATGGACAAAAATTGACCAATTTGAGAAGTATGGTACTACAGAGGAGGAGCAGAAAGGACCTGTGCGCAGATCTGTGAACGACATGACGCGCCCAGAGCTGATACAATTCTGCTTCAACATCTACCCTACTATATCCAAACTGAAGAATAGGATAAAGAACGAGGAAAACGAACTACTTAAAGCGCAAATCCTCGCAGAGCTTGCCATCAGGGAGCAGGAATTATTGGAACTTCAAAAAATACGTGATGGGATTGTTTAAAAGCACAGACCTAGGGCATGAGGAGCCTAAAGAAACCGCAGAGATGCAAGTGGTGAATACTGAACATTCAGTATTTTTTCGCGGACACTCGCTTGAAGCTTTGTCCAATAGTCTACAGCTTCCATTGCAACCAAATACTATATACAATTATGTGAGCCGCGGGGATTGGAGCCAATGGGAATTGGTTAACTATCTCCTATCCTATTTGAGTCCAGCAGAATTGATATTCACTACATGGAGTATATCTGAGTTATCTGCTCGAAAAATAGTGGAATGGATAGACAAAGGTATTGTGACCTCAGTGAGTGCATTGGTGGATTTTAGGGCCAAAAATCGGCATGAATCTGCCTACCATTTAGCGCGTAACCATATCAGCAATTTCAAAGTGGCTGCATGCCATGCTAAAATAACAGTATTGAAAAGCCCTGTGCATGGATATGTTACGATTATAGGCAGTGCGAATTGGACCGAAAACCCAAGAATCGAATCAGGGGTAATAATTACTGATGAGGTAACTGGAAAGAATAACCAAGACTGGATACTAAACACAATAGAAAAAGGGAAATATGACATATTCGAATGAATTGGTGGAGGAGATAAAAGAACTCTCCCAAATACCTGAATACACACCAGGAGAAATAGCCAAGATTGTAGGCATTTCTGTTGAAGAACTTATGAGTGTGCCAGGACTGCGTGAGGCCTACGATTATGGGCAATTAAAACTACGTGGCGACTTTGGCAAAAAAGTAGTGCAACTAAGCAATAATGGCAGCGGGCCTGCACAGACACTGCTTAAAAAAATGATACAGGAACAAGAAACAAGAACAATGCGCGAATATTATGGGTAGAAGAGCTGGCGATGGCGGACAACATGTAAAGTTGAGCCTATTGGATAAAATAATGAAGGCGTACTCGGAGAAACCCGGGTGCGATATTTCTGATTTACCTCTTACAGAAGCTGAACAGCATATACTGGAAAGATGGGTATTTATTGATGGATTGTGCCGAAGGCATAGGCCTAAGCTAAAAATGGCAGACATTGAAGCCATGACCAGGAACAGGTACCATATTTCAAACAGTCAATTTTGGACTGATTGGAAAAATACTGATCGCTTATTTGGGAGCTCGTTTGCCCGTTCTAAGGAATGGTCCAAAAGCATTTATGTGGAGTGGCTTGAGCAGTCTGCAACACTGGCTGAATCTCGTGGCGACTACAAGGCCCAAATTAAAGCCATTGAACTTGCGGCCAAGCTTCTTGGATTGTTTGACAAAGATGAGCAGACACCACCAGATGAGGAACCTAAACAGTTTGTTATGTCTCTTATGGTATCAGATAAATCAAGCACAGGCTTACCTGAAATTATCGACTTGGACAAATTGAATTCAATGCGTCCAGATCTATTTGAAAAGCTTATCAATTATGTAGACCGTCCCAATGTATCCGAAAATGTAATGGCTAAGCTGTTGGAGGACAATAATGGATAGCAGTACCGGCAACCTCACATTGAATTGGCCACAGCGAAATTTCTTTTTTCATTTGAGCCGTGGCACGGTAAAAGATGCGCGATTGGTTTGGGGTCGTGGTACAGCCAAAAGCTCCAGTATTGCATTGCTCATCCGTGAGATAGTGCGCACCATGCCGCGAAGTAACTGGGTGATACAAGGTGCTACATTTCAGCAGCTATTGACACGCACTCTTCCCGGTACTTTGGCTTTTTTGGAAAAAATCGGTTTTAAAAGAGACCGTGACTACTTTATAAATAAGTACCCACCAAAAGGGTATTCATTGCCATATGAGTGCCCATTGAAGCCTGAGAATGTTATTTTCTTCGTGAACCACAGGCACAAATATTCGGTGGCTTTTACATTATTCTCACAGGACAGATCATCAGGCCGTGGACCAAACAGAGATGGCATTATCTGCGATGAAAGCTTACTGCTTGATTATGAGAAGTTCACTTCTGAAACATTGGCTACAAATAGAGGTAATGACATCTATTATCAAGATGTAAAGCTGCATCATGGTGTATTCCATTTTAGTTCCATGCCATCAGGAATGAGTTGGCTTTTAGAAGGTGGTGAATACTATGACCACACTTTCGACTATCAGAACATCAGAAATCAAATGATAGCTCTAGAGTTGGAGTTTTGCAGAAACAAAGACAAAGCTGATAGAATGGAGATTTGGAGACAGCGAATTGATCTTGCAACCCAGCTCCAATACAAACCATCTGAGAGTGGAATGTTCTATAGTGAATTCGATTCATTTGATAATATTGAAAATCTTTCTGTACGATACCTTGATGATTTATACAGAGATACGCCTGAATTGATATTTGCAATTGAAATCCTAAACAAGCGCACGAACAAAATAGAAGATTCATTCTACCCAGCATTGAGCAGGGAGAAACATTGCTACAAAGGCCACTATGATTATAGTTTGCTAGACAATTATGATTTTGATTTTGATAAACTTACATCATTGAATAGCCAACAGGACCTTGATTGCAACCCTGATTTGCCATTGGACATTGGTATGGATTTCGGCGTACACATTAACTGGCTTGTTGTGGGCCAAGAAGTTCGTAATGCAGGAAGGCTGCAGTTTAATTTTATCAAGAACTTCTATGTCAAGACACCAGGAACAATTGATGATGTAGTAAAGAACTTCTGCGATTACTATACCACCCACAAAAAGAAAGTAGTTTATCTATGGCCAGATGCTGAGGGTAACGTGCGCCGCCCAAACGTGCAAGGCCAAAGCACCTATGTAGACCAAATAGTAAAGCTGTTGAGAAGCAATGGTTGGTCGGTTATTGTAAACAGAAACCTTACAAAGAATGCGCTGACAGTTCAACACTACATCACCTGGGCACGATGTTTAGCAGAAGACTCGGCTACTTATCCAATCATCAGATTCAATTTGATTGGATGTAAAGAACTGATCTATTCTATGGAGCAGACGCCTGCACTCGATTCAGGTAGCAATGATATCCGCAAGAACAAAGCGAGTGAGAAAAGCTTGAAGGATAAACGTGAGCAGGCTACGGATGCAGGAGATGCAGCTGATAAAATAATCACAGGTAAATACGGAAGTCTAAATAGGAACTATTCCTATGGAACAGTAGCCATAGGGGCATGAATACAATTCCTATGGCTTTTCTTGTATAGGGGCATGTTGCGCGTGCCCGCTATTTTGTAATACATTGATATATAAATAGTTACAAAAAAAACACCGATTCATATTTCGCTTTTTGGGCATGCAAGTACCTTTGGACTCTTAGCGCGCGACGGGCTTCTCTGTCCATCACTGCACCTGAAAAGGCTGTTTTAAGCGCCTTTTCTGTTGCCGTGAGTGGGTTTAATGCCTTTAATATTGGGGTTTTAGCTATATTTGAGCTCCATTTTAGTTATTTGGTAAATGCTCAGAATGGAATGGGGAGGAAACTCCCCTTTTTTGTGCCATGATGCCAGCGTGTTTTTTCAAAGGGAAATGGAACAAATCCCAATGAAAAAACTATTTGAGCCCAAGCCATGAAGTGGGCTTGTCCTTTTTAAAAGTGCGGTTAAAATAGAAATTCGCCTTCGTGTCAGGGGTGAATAACAATACGCAGGTTGTAAGTACGGAGAATGCATTGCACGTGTATAATACAGGTGGCGCATCTGTGCTTACAGTGACCAAGGACGATGGTAAACCTTTGGCTACTGAGGTGAACGCGGCACCGAAACCCACCAAGCGCAACGCAAATGCAACGCCAGCTGAGGGCACATTGGAAGTTACAAACCAAGATTGGGCGCCCTGGGGTGATAATGACGACTTTCCGGAAAGACTTTTAGAGAAGCTGGACAAGCTTGGTGTGATGAAAAGCGCACTGGATGTAAACGGTGATATGCACTATGGTGGCGGAATTGTGTGGGCTAAAGACATTTACACTGAAGAAGGCAAGCTTGTGCGCAAGTTGGTGAATATTGAAGGGTGGAAACAGTGGTTGCGCGATACTGCCTATGAGGTTACACATGGTGAGATTGTAGATAGCCTTGAAATATTTTACATTGCCTTCCCATTAATTACACTAGGTGACGATGGTAAGGTAGCGCATGTAAGGCTACTGGATACGCCACGCACAAGATTGCAAAGGCGCGATAGTTCTGGTGCGATTAAAAAAGTGTATTACAACGTGCACGGAACAGTAAGCCGTGAAAAAGTAAAACCAATTCCTATTTATGATCCTGCGAACCCGAGAAAATTCAGGAGTTTCGTATATCCCATAATGTATAGAACACTGGGTAAGATTTACTACCCGGAACCTAATTACTACGCAACATTTAGAGCAGGATGGGCGGATGTGGCGATTAAGGTGGCATCGTTTATGAAAAACGTGTACACCAACATGATCACCATTAAGTATCACTTGAGGATACCACTGAGCTCGCTGAAAACACACTACAAAGACTGGGACACAAAGACCGAAGAACAGCAGATTGCTGCCATTGTAGAATTTAAGAACCGCGTGGATGATTATTTGGCGGGAAATGAGAATGCAGGCAAAAGTGTGTACAGTGTGTTTGATGATCACCAGAACTTCCAGCACGTAGAAATTGAGCCCATCAAGAATTTCCTAGACATAGCTAGCGAGTTGCCGAGCAATATTGCCGCCAACTCTGAAATGCTATTTGCTGCAGGTACTGACCCTGCCCTGGTGGGATTGAACAACCCGGGCGGAGGTGACTTGAACGGCAGCGGTGGAAGCGATAAGCGCGAATCTCGCAAGAGCAAGCAAGGAAACTTGAAACGCGAAAGAGCTGTGAGCCTTCAACTATTGAACCTGATTGCATACCTGAACGGGTATGACGCTGATGTATACCCAACCTACTTGGATGTAGATACGAGCCAAACCATGGATGAAAACCCTACCGGGAAAAAGACAATAACCACATGAGAGACGAGAATGGCAAAAAAGTACCAAGTAAACGAGTGGCTGAATTGAAGGCCATTGAAAAGTATTTGCTCGAAAAAGCGGCGGAGCTTCCTGTAATGTTTGAGGATTGCCAAAGCAGCAGAGTAATGCTGGGCAAGGATATCCTGAATGATGATAAAATACTTGGCACAATGACCGCCGAGCAAGTGAAAGCAATAGAGCCCAATGAAAAATACAACATCCCAGGAACAGAAAGCAGACCAGTGGACCACTACAAACGCATGAAAAACATGCTGAAAAAGAAAGGTGTAGAAGCTGTGGCTGAATACTACAAGCAGGTGATTGTAAACGTGTCTGAGGTGATAGCAACACCTGTGACAATTGGAGGCATAAAAACAGAACTAGACTATGGCAACCCTGTTCGAAACTTTTGACGATATGAAACCACACGTTAGCGGTGCTAACGTGAACAACGATATAACCACAATGAGTGGCTATATTGATACTGCCATAGATGAATACATGATCCCATATTTGGGACGCACATTTTTTGATAGTTTTAAGGACAAGTACAACACCAACAGCCTAAGCGCAGATGAACAAGCACTTCTGCCATATATACAAAAACCGCTTGCCCACTTTGCATACTACCTATTTGCATGTGATGGCGGCTTGATACTGGATGATAGCGGAATAACCACCGCCGAAAATGCAGTGCAAAAAAGACCCGCACAATGGCAGGTGCGCGATTTTAAAAACAACCGCTTGAAAAATGGATGGGGCGCACTTCAAACCATGCTGCAGTACATGTGGACCAACAAAGCCAAGTACACGGTATGGAACAACTCTACAGAACGCAAGGAATTGTGGAGGTTGGTATTTTATGAAGCATCGAAGTTTAGCAAATACCGCACTATTGATGGGTATGGAACCTTGAACGCACTAAGACCATACATGAAGCTAACGCTGGACTATGAAATTACAGCGAACCTGGGCGAAGAATTTGCGGAGGAAATTTACACATGGCTAGAAGGTAGAGCCACTAACGCAGACAACGAAGCACTGCTGCCCTACATTGAAAGATGTGTCGCATACAAAACACTTTACCGCGCGGCTGATGACCTTCCAATGGTGATAAAAGCCACTGGTGTATATGTGGAAGAAGTGGACAGAGGCCTGCAGAACGACAACACCACCAAAATAAGCGCAGATTTAGCAAAACTGAAAAGCACATGCGATGGTGAGTACCAAACTGCATTAGCAAGGCTAAAGGCATACCTACAGGCAAACGCAAGCTCTAGCAAGTATGCAACCTATTTCGCAAGTGACATTTATAGTGCGATAAACACTACAAGCAAGCCATTAGAAGAATTGTATACCGGCAAAACCTTTATGATGTAACACCAAAGACCATGGACAAACAAAATACATTCTACGAAATCATGCTGGGGGCAGCCGGCTTGATGGGAGCCCTGATTTTCTTGGGCAACAAGGGAGCAAAATCACTGCGAGCTGGGCTAGTAAGCATAGCAACCGGAGTGGCAGTAGCTTACTACTTTACACCTGTGATTGTGAGCATACCGCTGCTTGAAAGCTTTGGCGCGGCCACAAACCACAAAACAGACTTTGCGATAGGCTTTGTGCTTGGCGCTACCGGATGGAGGGTAATTGAAATATTTCAGAAAAAACTCCTAAAAAAAATAGAAGATGAAAACCACAACAGTAATTAACACAATCCTGCACCTTGCGGTGTTCGTGGCTCTACTGGTGATGTACTACCGCATGTACACACAACATCAACCCGAAGGCTTTCTGAAAAAAATGAGCTGGTACATTTTAAAAGTGGCAATGGTGATCATGATTGCTATGCACGGATGGACAGGAGCTGCCGCCATTAGTGAGAAGGTGGAAATACCTTTTTGGGTGAATGCCGTGAATTGGCCAGGCTCGATTTTATGCCTTGTATGGGCCGAAGTAGTGCATCGCTGGAACAATGTGGCAGAGCTGAAGAAGGAACTAGGCAAAATATCTAAAGTAAAACACGCCGTAAAATGATGGACCCAAAGCTAGCGGAAAGGGTAAAAACACTGGCAAACTTCCCAGTGGCAATGGAGACTTGGTTGCGCAAAGCCGTGCCAACTCACATATGCATACACCACACCGCAAGCGGACCAGGCTCCATAAATGACATAGAATGGTGGAAGCGGGACGGAAAGCCTGTGAGCACCCCTATAGTTATAGATGCAGATGGAACTGCACACCAAATATACAGTAGCACCCGCTGGGCATACTCCTTGGGCTTGAAACACGGAAAAGCCAAAGTAGTGGAAGAAACCACACTCTCATTTGAGATAGACAGCTGGGGCAGCTTGAAGAAAAAAGGCGACAAATTCTACGCATGGCCCAAAAACTACGGCGTAGAAGTACCAAAAGAGGAAGTATGCACGCTAGAAACACCACACAGAGGCGAATTATACTACCACAGATACACTGAGGAGCAGATTGAAACAACAAGGCTGCTGCTGATACACTGGTGCAAAGCATACAATATCCCATCAAAAGTGTTGATTGAAGATGTATTTAACCTTACAGAAAATGCTGTATACGCCAAAAAGCCCGGCATATATAGCCACTGCAGTTATAGGGCTGATAAAAACGACATTTTCCCACAGCCAGAAATGGTAGAAATGCTTAAAAATCTATAATGCCAACAATACGCCTGACCCCAGTAGCCGAAATGAATATTGTGTGCGACCACAGTGCAATATTTCCTGCTACTGACTTCGAATTTTATAATAACGAAACCAATGCAGCTGTAGACATGAGTGGATATAGCTGTGACCTAGAAGTATTTGAAACCAATGGCGGCCCACTGATACTAGAATGGCACAGCAGCGACAACACTGTAACCGTAGAAGGTGACGATAGCAACATTTTAAGACTTGCTAGCAAATCTGAGGAAACAATGGGCGGAATAACGGCAAAAACATACTCTTTTAACCTATGGATATACCCAATAGGTGAAGACAGAGTGCGCTATGCTACAGGAAGATTTATAGTGAACCCAGTATAATGAGTTGGAAAGTAATAGTAAATAACAGCGAAGCACCCAGTTTGATCCAAGCAGGGCAAACTGTGAGAATTAGCATAAGTAATGCGCCCATTCCTGGTCCAAAAGGCTTGAATTGGATGGGTGCATACAATTCAGGTACACAATACAAAAAAGATGATGCTGTAAGCTATTTTGGAAGCTCTTATATAGCGAAGACTATAACATTTGGGAATGAACCAACAGATGTAACATACTGGGAAGTATTAGCTGAAAAAGGTGATCCGGGTGAAGGCGGTGGAGCAGGTTCAAATATTACGGTAGTTGAAGCTGCCACAGCAATTAGTTCAGGAAGAGTTGTAACAATAACTGATGGCGTTGCAAATTATTCTCAAGTTGAAGATTTAGACCAAGAACCAACAGGAGTTGCTATTAATGCTGCAATTATGGGAGACAACGTGAATGTTGTAACATATGGTATAGCAACTGTAGCAGGATGGGGATTAACACCTGGTGCAACTTACTACCTTACATCAGCAGGAGTATTAAGTGACAGCCCATCATCAACGGGCAAATATCAAGCAATAGGTGTGGCACTTAGCGCATCAACTTTAAAAGTAAACATACAACAAGCAATAACACTATAAAATCATGGCAAATAAATACGTAGCCCTAGTATCGGGCAAACTCAAAGAAGTAGCTGCACTTGTTACAAGCGCAGGTGCAGGTGATGCAAACAAAATTGTAGCCCTTGACGGTAATGGAAGATTAGACTCTTCTGTGATGCCTGTAGGTTATGGCTCTGAGACAAAAACAATTGCAGCAAGCGAAAACTTAGCAGCAGGTGATTTCGTGAACATTCACGTTTCATCAGGATTAAAAGTTCGCAAAGCAGATGCATCTGGTGGAGCTGCAAAAAAGGCTCATGGCTATGTGCTTGCATCAGTAACAAGTGGGCAGAATGCAACAGTGTATTATGGCAACATAAACAACTCAGTATCAGGCTTTACTGCAGGTGACGAGTTGTACTTAAGTGCATCAGTACCTGGCGCTGCTACAACCACAGTACCATCAACTGCAGGACATATTGTGCAGCGACTTGGTGTGGCTACAGCTACAACCGAAATCCTTGTGGAGCTTGCTCAAGAAGTAGAAATCGCTTAATGCAGTTACATGGCTGACCGTAAACCCCTTGTATTAGTCGGTGGAAAAATCCGCGAGATTTCTTCCTCCGACACCATTCCTGCAGCCAATGTGCCTGCGGGCGGGACAACTGTGACCGTTTATTCGGACCAAACCCCGGACAATGGTACTTACGGCACACTTAGCGGATCTGTAAATGGCAGCAATACTGTGTTCACAGTTTCACAGGGATCATATCTCAGCGGAACGCTGCAGGTGTATCGAAACGGTCAGCTGCAGACGCAGGGAGCATCAAACGACTACCAAG